AGTAGGTGCATCATTTGCATTACTCCAAGTAACACCAGAGTTACTTGATGTATAAATACCACCACCACTAATTACACCAACTAATTTAGTTCCATCTGAACTAGATGCAACACTTTGCCAATTTCCAATGACAAAAAAACTTGGTTGTGATTGTGTCCACGTAGAACCAGAATCGCCTGATGTATAAATACCACCGTTGCTATTAACAGCAACTAACTTACTTCCATATGAACTGGATACTACACTAGTCCAATAATAAACGGGTGCACTAGTTTGGTTCCAATTACTACCAGAATCAGATGATGTATAAATACCACCACCATTAACTGCAGCAACCAAGTTTTGTCCATCTGAACTAGATGCTACGCTAGACCAATTATTACTAGGTGCATTGTTTGAATTACTCCAAGTAGTACCAGAATCAGATGACGTATAAATAAGACCATCGCTATTAACAGCAACTAATTTAGTTCCATTTGAACTGGATGCTAAACTAATCCAATAAGCGCTAGGTGCATTGTTTGCATTACTCCAAGTAGTACCAGAATCACCTGATGTATAAATAAAACCGCCTAAAACTACAGCAGCTAATTTAGTTCCATCCGAACTGGATGTTACGCTAAACCAATTAGTGATAGGTGCGCTAGTTTGGATCCAATTAGTTCCATAATCATTTGATGTATAAATACCTACTATATCATAAGCAGCTGCACCAACTAAATATTGACCAGTAGAATCCGATGCTAGACATTGCCAAGAAGCGGTAGGTGCGCTACTTTGGATCCAAGTACCACCATAATCAGGTGATGTATAAATACCACCACCAGTAACTGCAGCAACTACTTTAGCTCCATCTGCACTGGATACTGTAGAACACCAATAATTATTAGGTGCGTCACTTACCGCCCAGGTAACACCAGAATCAGTTGATTTATAAATACCACCACCATTAACGGCAGCAACTAGTTTAGTTCCATCTGCACTGGATGAAACAAATTTAAAATTAAGACCTGCATTCGGCGCGCTTGTTATTGCCCAAGACATATTTTATAATTTATTACAATATTAAAAATTATATAATTTTTACTAAAACTAAAAAAGTAATGCAAATTCAACTTTTAGAAAAAGGTAAAACCAAAAGCTCTTGATTTGGCTCCACCTATCCACTTTTCAAAAAGTAGAGCAAATTTACCTTTTAGAAAAAGGTAAAACCAAAAAAATCAAAGGATTTGGCTCCACCTTTTCTAAAGGTGGATTAGGTAGCATACATCAAACCCGCATTTCCACCCACAAAGACCACCATATTAATTCGTTCTTCCATTACATAGAGATTGTAATTGTATTCATAAATTCGCCAAGTGGGTTTGTTTATTCCAACAATATCTCCAGATTCTGGATCGCAAATAGTTAAAACCTGAGCCAGAGGATCCAATGCTGGAATGACTGTTGTAAATTCCAATTGTACTTGATTAAAACGATTCATATTAATCGCACCTGATGGTTGAAGATCATAAGGTGATGTGTTCAAACAAAAATTGTAACAATAAAGCCCTTCTGGTGCTGAACCAGCTGTTCTAGTATATTTTTCTATATAATTAAATACACCTGCATTTTGAATATTTTCTCTGTATTGACCATCCAATAATATTCCCATTCTAACTAAAATTTCTTTAATATTTTGCATTGTGTAATCTCCTGAAGTCATATAACCAGTTAAAAGTCCATCAGGATTTACTCCTGGTCCAATGTTATCTCCATTACTCAATACAAAATTTCCATAAGTTGGTGCGGGCATAACGTCTGATGGTAAATAATTATACGGCCAATTAGTATAATTTGTCCATTCATTACGCAGATTCGCGTCACTTCTTTGAAAATAAAACATCCAATTTGAAATTAATCCAAGAGAATCTAAGTCTACTTTATTTGGACCAGTGACATTATAAAATACTTTTTCATTTACTTGTTTGAATAAATATTTTTGTTCATTCTTTGCAAATATTCGCGACTCATCATTAGAGAGAAAACAATAGGTTGACATCAAATGAACATCGGGAAACCATATACTTCGCTGATCTACATAAGAATTGATTCCTAACGTAATATCAGGCGGTGTTTGTAAAAATCTACACATTTGATTCTGATATTGATTAAAATTTGGTGCAACATAGGGAAAACGATTAACAGAGTCAAAGACGTCTCTAATTTTAAATAATTCATTGATGGGGCGAATAGTTACATAAATTTGCAATTCATTGTATTGTAATGAAACCAATGGAAATGCCATTTGCGTTTTTAATGTAAACCATGAATTTAGTGGGATATAGAGTTGTCTATCTCTTATAGAAGGTTCAGCGCCTGCTGGATTATCTGTATAATAAGAGCTAGGATAAGAGTTCACACGACTATTTGCATTAGCAGGATCAACCAAATCAGGAACATGTCCAATCATCTCATAAAATAATTTTAATTTTTCAGCGCTGAAATCTCTGCGAGCCATATTTAGTATGTAAGAACCAGAATACTCCTGTAACTTTTGATTACCACAATTGATTGTTATTTTATCAATCATCATTGCGCCAATATAATCAATCCATTTGAAATCATATGGCGCCCAGTCTGTATAAGAAGTTGTCCCGTCTTGATTGACATATTCTTGCGGAGGTAAAATGGGGCTCCATATAGCCGGTAAATTTAAAACAATATATGTATCCATTAATAAATCTGCATATCTCGGAACTTTAAATTGAAAAGTAGATGATTCTGCTAAACGCATTGTTGTGGTACCTTCAAAATCTATTCTAAATTTTTGCATACCAAAATTCGTGTATTTTAAATAAGCTGCTTTCCAGAAAGTTTTTGAAGGATTACCATTTAATATAACATTTTGTTGTCCACTTGATACTAAATTTAATAATCCACCTGCCATATTATAATATTATTAGTAATTAATATATATTATTATTTAAATTTTAAATAATAATATTTATGATAATAATAAATTTAATTTTTTAAATAATATATTATATTAAGTATGGCAAGTCAAATATTGAATTCAATAAATAATATGAACGAAGATTTTGCTTCTTATTTAATTTTAGCACTTATATTAATTATTATTATCGTTTATGTTTCTTATATGATTTATATGAGTACTCTTGAATCCAAGGAATGTAGTTATTTAAATATGTTATATCCATCTGTTAATGGAAATATCAAATCTATCAATCCTAATAATAGTGATTGTAAAGGCAATTTATATGATTATTACATAAAAACCGCATTTAATGCTTGCAGTGGAGGAAGTTATCACAACGACTATGTAGATATTTGTGTCCTGAAAAGTATTTTGAAACAAGGCGTTAGATGTCTTGATTTTGAAATATACAACATCAATAACCAACCTGTTGTATCAAGTAGTAGTTATAATACAAATAATTACTATGTAAAAGAAACATTCAATAGTGTTAAATTTAGTGATGTTATGAGTACAATAAATAATTATGCTTTTTCTGGTGGGACAGTTCCTAATCCAACAGACCCATTAATTATTCATTTAAGAATAAAGAGTAATGAACAGGCTATTTATAGTAATTTAGCAACTATATTTAAATCATATGATAAGATCATGTTAGGAAAAAATTATAGTTATGAAAATAATGGTAAAAATATCGGCGCACAACCCTTAACATCTTTCATGAATAAAATTATTTTAATTGTTGATAAATCAAATAATTCTTATTTGGAAAACAAAGCATTTTTAGAATATGTTAATTTAACAAGTAATTCAGTTTTTATGCGCGGGTTATCATATTATAATGTTAAAAATACGCCAGATATCAATGAACTTGAGCAATTCAATCAAAGATGTATGACAATTGTTTTCCCTGATAGTGGGTCTAACCCAAGTAATCCTAGTGGTCTATTGTGTAGAGCCGCGGGTTGTCAAATGGTAGCAATGCGTTATCAACATGTTGACACGTTTTTGGAAGAAAATGCAATATTCTTTGATGAAGGAGGTTACGCTTTTGTTTTAAAACCTGAAAATCTACGATATAAAGCAGTTACTATTTCACAACCTAAACCACAAAATCCTGCATATTCTTATGCAACTAGAAATGCTAAGAGTGATTATTATAATTT